AAGACGGATTAGACGTAGCTCAACAAAAAGCAGCGGAAAGACGTAGAGCAGCGAGAGAAGCAGAGTTCAAAAAGCAAACAGCCTTGATAAAAGCGCTAGAAGACTGGAACAAAAAGAAGCAAATTAGTGACAATGAAGCAAAACTCAAAATAGACTTTGTAAAAAAGTACGGTGCAAAAGAATGGGAAGCAGTTCTCAAAATCAAGTTAGATATAGAAAACATGGAACGCAAAGCTAATGAAGAGTTTCAACATGACTTGAAGGAAATACGTAAAGTGCAATTTTACTGTTTTGCTCTGGCGGCTTTGATAGCATGGTATTTTACTTGGGGTGTAAAAGAATGAATGAAAGATGGATATGGTTTTTTATAGTTTTGTGTATCTGGCTTATTGCGGGAATTTTAATTATGGGAACTTATTAATATGTTTGGTATAGACGATATCGTAGGTGCTGGTCTTAAAATTATTGACAAAGTAATACCAGACCCACAAGCAAAAGCCCAAGCACAACTTGAACTTCAAAAGTTGGCTAATGACGGTCACTTGAATGAACTTCAAGCGGATATGAATGAACAGAATAACGTCTCAGATCGCTGGAAGTCAGACTTGGCTAGCGATAGTTGGCTTTCAAAAAATATTCGCCCTATGACTCTTATCGCTATCCTAGCAGGGTATTTTATATTTGCTACCTCATCAGCATTTGATTTGAACGTAAAACAGGCGTATGTAGAACTCCTAGGTCAATGGGGTATGTTGATTATGTCAGCTTACTTTGGCGGTCGTACTCTAGAAAAGATTATGGCTAAAAAGGGAACTACAGAAGATGCAAAATAAAGATAAAATTATACTGGTGGCTACTTGGTCACTCGTAGCGGTTATAATTGCGATGATAGCGATGTTTATTTATGCTATTATTGACCCTACCATTGATGATGACAAAGTGTTTCAAATTATTGGACCTTCTTTTCAAACAATCGTAGGTGGGTTTTTAGGCTTGATCACTGGTATTAAAATAGGTAGCGACGATGAATCAAAATTTTGAAAAGTCTTTAGAAATGCTTCTCAAATCTGAGGGTGGATTCGTAAACAACCCAAAGGATCCAGGTGGTATGACTAACCTCGGGGTTACGGCAAAAGTATGGTCAGAATTTAAAGGTCGTGAGACAAGCGAAAAAGAAATGCGCAACCTCACAAAAGATGACGTAGCCGTATTATATGAAAAGAAATACTGGGATACTTGTAAGTGTGATGATTTACCTTCAGGTATAGATTACCTAGTATTTGACTTTGCGGTAAACGCTGGTCCTGGTAGATCAATAAAGATTTTACAAAAAGCTATCGGAGTACCTGAAGACGGTGCAATTGGTCCAGTAACCTTGCAAAATATTGACGTCATGGACAAAAATGACTTAATCACTCGATTTTCAAACGCTAAAAAAGAGTTCTACGAGTCATTACCTACTTTCCCGACATTCGGTAAAGGTTGGTTGTCTCGTATTGACGTAGTCCGCGGTAACGCTAGCACATTGTTAGGATAACCCCATGAGTATTCCAGCCTATGCAATGACGTATGATAATCTTTCATCTAATGTACTTCAGTACTTAGAGCGTAAAGATGCTTCTACTGTTGAGCAGATTCCTAACTTCATCATGCTCGCTGAATTTGAAATTGCTGAGATGATGAAGTCATTAGGGCAACAGGCTGTCGCTGAGTCAATAATGGCGGCGAGCAATTCGATTATACCGAAACCTGCAAGGTGGCGTAAAACAACTTCATTCAACATTACGGTAAACGGAAAGAAGCAACCTGTTCTATTGCGTAAATATGAATACCTAATCAATTACTCTAGTGGAGCGACGACTGGTACGCCGTTGTATTATGCCGACTATGATTATGACAACTGGTTAGTTTCACCTACACCAGACCTCGCATACCCGTTTGAAGTGCTCTATTACGAGCGTATTCAACCGTTGTCTACTGAAAACCAAACAAATTGGCTAACTCGTAACGCGCCGAATGCGATGCTTTACGGAACTTTACTTCAAGCAATGCCATTTTTGAAGACAGAACAAAGAACTATTTTCCAACAAAAATATTCCGAAGCCTTGCAAGCCTTATCCAATGAAGATAAATTGAGAATAGCTGATCGTCAGGCTATCGCGCAGGATTCTTAATATGAATATATTTTACACGTATACTCATTTTAGACCAGATGGTTCAATGTTTTATGTTGGTAAAGGTAAATTAAATCGCGCTTGGTCTATTGAAAATAGAAATAAACATTGGTTAAATGTTGTAAATAAATTTAAAGACTTTATTGTCAAATTTATAAAAACTGATATAGATGAAGAATTAGCGTTTTTGATTGAACAAGAAGCTATAGACATATATAAAAGAAGAGGTAATAAATTAGTAAACCAGACACACGGCGGAGATGGTATTTCTGGTTATAAATTTTCAAAAGATTCTAAAAGTTTAATTTCTGCTAAATCAAAAGAAATGTGGGCTAATCCTGAATTTAAAGCAAAACGTGTTCGTGATATGAACTGTGAAGAATTTAAGAAAACTCACACTCTTAAAACAAAAGAAGCAATGTCTAAATCAGAAGTTATTTCTAAAATGAAAAAACCTCGTTCACAAGAAGGTAAAGCAAATATTAGCAGGTCTGTTAAAGGTAGAAAACAGTCTATAGAAACCATAATGAATAGAGTTTCTAAAAATATTGGGCAAAAGCGAACTGAGTTTACAAGGCTTAAAATGAGCGAATCTAACAAAGCAGCTTGGGCAATTAGAAAAGCTAAAATGACTTCTAAAGAAATGGTTTAATCATGGAATACACAAATCCCTTTACTGGCGCGACAATTTCACCTTCTCAGGTGGGTTATAATGCTTTAACTCTTTCAGTTGATACTACTCTTGAATGGCCAATTAACGGTAACGTAGGTGCTAACGTAGCAGCTAATATTGTTGAAGTAGATGCCACTACTACGGGTTTAGCTTTACTCATGCCCCCTGCGGCTCAAGTTTCAACTGGGCAGGCAGTCATCATTACTAACGTCAGCGCTAATACCTTTACTGTTGAGGATAACGGTGGAAACACCCTCGCTAGTGTTAATTCAGGTATTTCAATTTATCTTTACGTAACTGACAATACCACAGTTAACGGATTATGGGCTTCAGTTACTTTTGGCGCTGGAACTTCAGCTGCAGACGCTGCCGCCCTCGCAGGTTACGGATTAATACCCCTCGGTCATACTCTGAATCAAGCGTATCCTGTTACTAACTATTATTCAAACTCTGCTCTTGATTCTACTAACCGCGCCCAATTTACAATCTGGGAAGGCGGCGCGGGAACTTTTACGTTACCTTCAGCTTCAAGCGTGGGTAACAATTGGTTTACAATGATCCGCAATAACGGAACGGGTATTTTGAATATTGTACCCGTAGGTTCTGACCTTATTGACGGTAATGCTTCTACTCAGTTGCAGATTACTGAGTCTTTTGTAATCGTTTCTAACGGAAATGGCTGGAATACGTTCGGATACGGTCAGGCAGTTCAATTTGCTTTTACTATTCTTTCATTGGTAGTCACTGGTGGTACGTATACTGAAACCGCCTCACAGGCATCAAACTTAATTCAAGAAATCAGCGGAACTTTGACTAGTAATCAAATTGTTATTCTTCCGCCGACTGTTCAATTGTATTCAATTAATAACCAGACTACTGGATCTTTTACTTTAACCTTTAAAACAACCTCGGTTGGTGCTCAAGTTGTAACTGTTCCTCAAGGTACAACCTTATTGCTTATTTGTGACGGAACTAATGTATACAGTGCATCATCGGGTTCTTCTAGCTCTATTACGTCATTAACCCTCGGTAATGGTTCATTATCCGTGCCGTCTTTAAAGTTTGCTGGAGATAATAATACTGGTTTATATTTACCTAGTTCTGGACAACTTGGTTTTGTGGTTAATAACTTATTAGCAGGTCTATTCAGCGCGAACGGATTATACGTGCCAAACGGAATTGGTGGAGGTAACTTTTGACCGCTGAAGTCTATAACTTATCTATACAGCCTGGAATTCAAAGGGACGGAACTCTCTTTGATGCACCTTGCTATGTTGACGGGCAATGGGTTCGTTTTCAACGGGGTCGTCCGCGTAAAATTTGGGGTTATAAAGGTATATTCTTGAATGCTCCTGGTATTACTCGGGGTATGCTGATGCAATCTCAAGACGGTGAAAACTATGTTTATGGTGGTTATTCAGATTCACTGCAGTATTGGCAGACTGACAATGATGACGGCGTAGGTTCTGGCCCATATCCAATTGGCTTTTATGGCTCAATTGCAACTGAAACTATATTAAACCAAGGTAGCGCATATACTAACGGTACATATACTAATGTTTTATTAACAGGTGGTTCAGGTACAGGGGCTACTGCTAATATTACTGTTTCAAGTAATAAAGTGACCTCGGTCACAATCGCCTATGCGGGATCTGGTTATATATCCACTGACATATTGAGTGCGGATCCTTCATCAATCGGAGGAACAGGTTCAGGATTTCAACTCGGTATCACTGTATTGAGCGCATTCACCGCAAATAGTAATAACCTCTGGCAATTTGATATTTCTTATGATTCAGCTGGAACAGGTGCTTTGACAATCATCGCTCATCCAGGACAAAATCTACAAGATATTGACAGCACCTTCAATACACCTGTATTGTTTGGAACATTTCCTGGTGGTTCAATGTCTAAAGTGGGCGTGTTTACTGCTACGGGAACTGCCAGTGGAACTACAATTTCAATCCCTACTGAGAACTATTTGATTGCAGTAGGTCAGACCGTAACTGGTTCGGGTATTCCTGCTAATACCACTGTCACATTTGTAACAGTGGTGACTAGCCCCAGCCCGTTGACTACAGTTACTATTAGTAATGCCGTGTCGGGTAGTCCGACCTCATTTACGTTTGACAACAATATTGAAGTCTCAGGCGGCTGCGTAATGCTTTACCCTTACCTATTTGTTTACGGTAATAACGGCTTACTCAAAAACAATTCAGCGGGAGACCTGCAGAACTGGGTCGGTGCAGATGCAAACGAGAATAACGTAGCTGCTACAAAAATTGTAAAAGGCTTACCCGTACGCGGGGGTACAACTGCTCCCGCTGGTTTATTCTGGTCATTAGATTCTTTAATTCGCGTAGTGTATAATCCTACTACTGTAGGTACATCAACAATCTATTGGACGTATGATATTGTAACAAACCAGACTTCAATCCTCTCATCACAATGCGTAATTGAATATGACGGAATTTACTTCTGGTGTGGTGTTGACCGATTCCTAGCGTATAACGGAGTCGTTCAAGAAGTACCGAATGATATGAATATGAATTACTTCTTTGACAATTTGAATTATGATCAAAGACAAAAAGTGTGGGTAGCTAAGATCCCTCGTTGGGGTGAAATCTGGTGGTTTTACCCTAAAGGTGACTCTGTTGAATGTAATGATGCTATCATCTTTAACGTCAGAGAAAAGAAATGGTATGATGCAGGTCAAGCCCCTGGAACTCAGCGTTCATCAGGCACATTTTCTGAAGTGTTTCGTTTTCCAGTTTGGGCAGGTAATGAACCTAATATTGTTGATGGTTACACGTTATGGCAGCATGAAATAGGTGTTGATGAGGTCTTTTTAAATAATGTGAACGCTATTGAATCATCTTTTGAGACAAATAGCCTCGGTTGGGTTAGCGGGGGTCCTAGCTCAGGAATAGTCCCTAAAGGCTTAAACCGCTGGATTCGCTGTGAGCGTATTGAACCAGACTTTGTTCAAACGGGTGAAATGAGTATTATTGTAACGGGTAAATCTTATGCTGATGATGAGAGTCAAGAGTCAGAGCCGTACGTATTTGATCCCGCTACCCCCAAAATTGATATGCGTGAACAAAGACGTGAAATGCGTTTAAAATTTGTAAGTAATACCGTAAACGGAAACTATCAAATGGGTAACGTATTAATCAGTGCTGACATTGGTGATGAGCGCGGAACGGGTAACCCATGATAACGTATGATCCTCGGGGACATGATTGGGACGGATGGTGTGCTTTGATGGCGGAATTGTTCGCTGCGCAACAACTCGGTACAGTGTCAGAGGATAAATGGCGTGACTGGGCTAGCGGTATTCAAGGTATTGGATATTTTGTGAATTCAGGAGTGCCAGACCCTAGGATGTTTAATAACTGGCGGACATGGGCAGAACAATTAGTAGGTATTATGACGATACGGAAACATAAATGAAACCTTCAGAGATTATTAAAAAAGAAGCTGAAAAGCGCGGGTTAGACGTAACCAAAACCCTCGTCAGCATCCAATATATTCTAACACACAAATTAGGCTTCCTCCTCAGTAAGGGAAATTCTGTTTTGTTGTTAGCAAAGATCAGCGATAATGAGTACGAAACTCATCTATTCACCTCAGATTCCCCTCTCAAATTAGCTCAAGCTATGATTTCCATATTTCACGACATTGAGAAACTAAAAATTAAAGCGATTTATGGAAATGCTGATAATCCTCAGATTATTAACCTTTTAAAGAAACTCGCTGAAAAAGAGGGTACTGAAATTCAAGACCCTGATAAGCCAAATTATAACTGGATGATTCGTCTATGAGATACAATCAATTTTCAATGCTCCCTGAGAGGGCATTTCAAAAACGCTTAGGTCTTTTTGGTTCTGCTCCTGCTACTTTAGAAGGTGGAGGTGGCGGTGGTATTATGGCGGTTGTAGCTGTTGTTGCTACTGTTGCGTTAGCCGTTGCTACTGATGGTGCATCCCTCGCTGCTGAAGGTGCTATTGACGGTGCAGCTGTAGCTGCTGACGGGGCTGTCGCTGCAGGTGAAGCAGCTACGGCTGAAGCCGCAACTGCTGCGGCATCTGATGCAGCTGTGACCGCTGGAACTGAGGCTGCGGCTGGAACTGCAGCTGCTGATACTGCCGTAACTACAGGTGCAGAAGTAGCTGCTGAAAACGCAGCCGCAATGGAAGGTGCAACCGCAGCTGGCGAAGGTGCAACTGCTGCGGGTGAAGGTGCTGCCGCTGCTGGAGAAGGTGCTGCAGGAACAGCTGGAGAAGCAGCAGGTCAAAGTGCCGCGCAAACAGCATTGCAACAAGCTGGAACTGGAGCCTTAAAAAGCGCGGCTATGAATAGCCTCGGTCAATTAGTAAGCACTGGTTCTATTGACCCAAATAAAGCCTTAAAAGCAGCGGCTATGGGTGCAGTAGGTGGCGGTATTGGCGGAGCATTAGGTCAAGCTGGTGCAAATCCATTAGTTGCCAATACTCTTGCAGGCGCAGCTACAGGAGCTACTGGAGCT